AACGAGTTCAGGAATAAGGAAAAGTATTCTGAAACTCAGGAGACTACTTGGGAGGAAGCTCGTCAGATAGTCATAGATATTTTTGATGATAATGATATTAATCAGGATGACTTATGACATTTGAAGAATCAAAGATTGTATATGTAGCACGCTATTACATGAACTACTCCTCTTCTGAGGAGGTATTGGAAGCATATCGTACTCTTCAGGAAAAGGAGAGTCGTAATGCCGATAAGAAGGCAAACCTGTATGTGAAGATATGGGAGCCCTTGGCAGACTCTTCAGTGAAGCAGATATTGGTGATGATTGACATGGATATTGAAGAGCTTGATGTATTTCTAGACAAGTGGACAGTTCCAAAAGAAGGGGTATGAAAATGATATAGTTAAAATTAAAAATAGTTAAGCTATGTATGTAGATGTAAAAGTTACTGTATGGCAGAGGATGCATCTCAACGAAGAAGGAGCAACTCTGAATGATATTAAGAAAACAATCGAAGAGGGTGGTGTTGGGTCACTTTGGGACAGGGAGGATTGTGATATTTATTGGGAAACCATGGTGGAGACGGAGGAGTATATCTCTGTTTCTGAAAACGGTGGCTGTTCTACTGTCGAGGTTTATGACGATGATGGGAATTTGTTGTGGAAAAATGCAGAAATTCGTGAATTCAATATCCATTAATGGGTACGTCGAATTTTCACGGTCTAACATTAAAATTGTATTGACATGAAGATGAACATTAACATCTCTCACTTTGAGGAGCTGATGAAAAGAGGGTATAGTCTTGACATGGTTTATCTCCTGATGCTTATTGATGAAGGAGCTGACCTGTCAGGGTTATATCAGGAAAGCGAGAGAGCAGCCAACATACGCAGTGCTATGTTGAGAAAAGCTCTTATTACAGAGAATGACAAGATTACTCTGCTTGGAAAAGACCTTCTTGCTTTCATGTCCTCCACGAAAAGAGGGAGGCTTGAGAAAAAGAAGGTTCTTTCCACGGAGTTTGATGAATGGTGGAAAATGTTTCCAGGGACTGATACCTTTGAATATAAAGGCAAGAAGTTCATTGGTTCAAGGGCATTGAGGCAGAACAAAGATGCATGCAGAGTGAAGTTTGAGAAGATAATCATAAAGGGAGATTATACGGCAGAAGAGCTGATAGAGGCCCTCAAATATGATGTGGTGCAGAAGAAAGAGGCTTCTTTCAAGACTGGAAATAACAAGCTTTCTTACATGCAAAACAGCCTCACCTATCTTTACCAAAGAAGTTTTGAGCCATTTATCGAATTGATTAAAAAAGGTATCAGAGATGATGCAATTGATGATGAACCTATAAGAAGCGTAGAAATATGAGTTTTGATACAATCAGAGAAGAAGTAGAAAAGGGTTTGTTAGGTTTGAATGAAGGCATCCCTATGGGTTTCTATAGGGTGAACAAGTATATAGGCATAAGAAAGAGGATAATGACCCTCATCTTTGGTGCAACTGGATGTTTGTCAGGTGATACCGTGATAAATATATTACATGGAACAAACAGACATTGTAGTAGAAAGTATTCACTAGAAGAATTATATTATAAGTTCAACTGCCTTGGTGTTCCGGAGAGTATAAAGAAGCAAAAGAAGAAAACTGGTAGGAGGTGGAGTGGTAAACATTCGACTAAAGCTATCTGCTATCAGCATGATCGTGATATTTTAACATTTAACAATGTAATGAATGTAGTTCAGTCTGGAATAAAAGAGACTTTTGTACTGAAAACTGCTAAAGGTAAAGAAATAAGAGCAACCAAAGATCATAAGTTTCTTGTATCTCTTCCTTCAGTTTATAAAAGTCTGTCAGATCTTTCAGTTGGAGATACTGTGTATGTACGATGTAATAAATCTTCAAAAGGCAGAAAATCAAGACCTTATAGATATAATATTACTACAGCAATGCCTTATTATCCTTCTGCTACAAGTAAAAAAACAGTAACAAAAGGAGTTGAATATAATTATCAGAGAATAAGTAGAACTAGGGCTGTTTATGATGCGTGGCTAAATAGAGTATCTCTAGATTATTTTATAGAACAAGTGAAGACAAATCCTAATCACGGATTTATATTTTCAGATACCAAGATGGATATTCATCATATAGACGGTGTATATTATAATGATGTTCCTGATAATTTGTTATTGATAACTAAAGAAGAACATAGTAGATTACACGGAAAAGACGGTCATTCTGCTCATTTTGGAGATAGGTCAATTGAAAAAGATGAAATAGTATTAATAGAAAAATGGGGGGAGGAAATGACATATGATATAGAAATGAGTAGTCCGTACAATAATTTTGAAGCAAATGGAATAATAGTTCATAACAGTGGAAAGTCAGCCTTCATGCATTCTGCTTACATCCTTCATCCGTATGACTATCTGCTGGAGCATAAGAAGGACGTTAAATTCAAAGTGATACTGTTCTCTATGGAAAGAAGCAAGGTGTACATACTTGCTAAATGGGTAAGCAGAAGAATATTCCTTACACAGGGAGTGCTGATTCCCATTCCCAAGCTATTGGGGTGGTGGTCTGATGATAAGCTTACTCATGATGAACATGACCTATTCATGCAATGCAAGGACTATATAGATGGTCTTCTTGATGTGGTGGACATAGTGGAAGGTCCGCAGAACCCTACCGGTATATACAAGTATGTGAAGGAGTATGCTACAGCTAACGGTAGGTTTGAAGAGGTGGACGAGTATACCAAGATCTATGTACCCAATCATCCCAACGAGATAGTGATAGTAGCTGAGGATCATCTTGGCCTTACTAAGTCTGAGAAGGGGATGACAACAAAGAAGGAGGCCATTGATAAGCTCAGTGAGTATAATCAGTGGTTCAGGGATGCTCTTGGATATACTCCTGTTCTTGTGAGTCAGCTTAACAGAAGCTTGAATAATCCCGCTTTCATGAAGAGGGAGGCATTTGAGCCGACTATTGACGATATAAAGGAGAGTGGTAATCCCGGTGAGGCTTCCGATGTAGTGATATCATTGTTCGATCCTATAAGATATAGGACTCAGGATGATTCATACAAAGTCGGTAATTTTGTGGACCCGTCGACTGGAGGAAACTATTTCAGAAGCGTGAAGATACTCAAGAATTCCTATGGAGAGGATTCAGTGAAGATAGGGATGGCATTTCATGGTGCCACCGGCATTTTCAAGGAGCTTCCTAAGAGTAAGTATATGGATGGCTTTGACTATAATTCGTTATTTACAGGAGAATATTTTTTGTTATGAGTAGAAAGAAGAAGAAACCAAAGGAAGAAGAAAAGGTACAAATGTTCAGAGATGGATATTTCAGACTGGATTTACCTGATTCATTCAATGTGGCACTAGGTTATGCAAATCCTGGAAAAGGGTTAGCTACTCCTTCATATGTTGAAACCTATTCAATATCCAGATTATGAATATAAGAGATGTTAGACAGGATCAGTTTGCTGATACCTGGATAGAAAGGGGCATGTGGGGCATACTTAACTTGGCTCCAAGGTTTGGAAAGATCAGGGTGGCAATGAAAATAATGAATAAATTGAAACCAAAGACAGTTCTCATTGCCTACCCTGATAATAAGATAAGGGATTCGTGGCTGGGAGACTTCGAGAAGACTGATTTCATATCACCTATCATTAAATTTACCACTTACCTCTCCCTACACAAGCAGATTGATGAAAAGTATGATCTTGTTATCCTTGATGAAATTCATCTGATGTCGGAAGCACAAATAGAAAGCTGTAAGACGCTGTTAGAAGCCAATAGACGTATTCTGGGGCTCACTGGCACGTTGTCCTCTTGGACAGCTAAAGTACTCAAGGATGAGCTTTCATTGCCTGTAGTGGCACGATACTCAATTGAGATGGCAATCAAGGAAGGAATTCTTCCCGATTATGAAATCAATGTTATAACAACTCCTCTTGATGACAAGATTCTTGTTAATTATGGAGGAAAGAGAAAGACAGAGAAGACAAGGTTTGCTAATTATAAGTGGGTTGTTGATAAGCTGGAAAAAGAAGAGAAAAATTCGTTTCATATGAAATTGAAGATAATATCAATTCTTCAAACCTCTTCATCAAGAATGAAGGCAACAATTGATCTTATAGAGAAATTCAAGGAGGAAAGGCTGCTCGTGTTTTGTGGAAGGACAGAAGTGGCGGATAATCTCGGCATTCCTTCTTTTCATAGCAAATCAAGTGAGAAGCAGGTATGGGAAGATTTTGTAGAAGGAAGAATTAAACATCTTGCCGTTGTGAAGATTGGAAACTCAGGAGTCACTTATACGCCTTTAAGCAAAGTGATAATTAACTATTTTGATAGCAATCCTGAAACAATGACACAGCGTATAAACAGGTGCATGAATATGGAGTACGACAATCCTGAAAAGAAGGCTGTCATATATGTCATCTCCTCTACAGAGCCTGTTGAATTGGAATGGCTGAAGAAGAGCCTTGCTATGTTTGACAAGAATAAAATTAAATATTTATGAGCTGGATGAATTTAACATTAGAGCAAATCATTCTTGAATATAAAGATGATTATGAAGAGGATAATATATCTCTGGGTGGGGATGAAGTAGATGATTTGATATGTATACTTCGTGGTGAACTACCCATGAGCTAAAGACTCATGGGCTTCGTGGGCTGCGCAAGCATCCTTGCTCATGTCTCCACACGCTTTAATTTCCGCCGTTCCAGCGGTATGTATATTGTGAAACGCAAAACGCTTGATATTGTTAGCAGCGAGCAAATCCCTGTCATGGGTAGCTCCGCAAGCAGGACAAGTCCAGCGTCGCATAGAAAGAGTTAGATTATGGTTGATATAACCGCACGTACACATCTTGGAAGAAGGCTCAAACCTTCCGATTCGCAGAATGTTCACACCATTCTCCTTCGCCTTGTATTCAAGCAAGGTGTTGAAACGGTGTATGGCAATGTCTTCGAGAGCTTGCGCAAGGTGATGGTTCTTCACCATGTTGCTTGCGGTGAGCGTTTCAAGACAGATGGTGTCATACTGCGATACCAAGTCATGCGTAACCTTGTGGAGAAAATCATTCCTCTGATTGGAAACTCTTTCATGCGCCCTTGCGAGTTTGAGCCTTGCACGTTCCCTGTTCTTAGAACCTTTGGCTTTCTTGGAGAGAGAACGCTGCAAACGCTTAACCTTCTTGATAGAGCATTTCAGATATTTGTGGTTCTGTATTTCCGTTTCGTCAGAAAGAACGGCAAACATCTTGATGCCGAGGTCAATACCAACCGCTTTGCTTTCGCTGATTGGCTTTGCCTTCGCATCTTCCTCGTTTACCTCAACGAGTATGGAAATATAGTATTTGTTTGTCGGTGTCCGTGTGATAACGGATGTCTTGACAAGACCCTCAAACTTTCTGTGGAAGCGAGCCTTAATCCCTTCTCTGAATTTGGGAATATAGACCCTGCTTTCATCGAATTTTACTCTCGTATTCTGCGGTATGGAAAAACTCTGCCGGTTGTCTTTCTTAGACTTGAACTTAGGAAAACCTTTCTTTTCACGAAAGAACTTAACGAAAGCAGAGTCAAGATTGGCAAGAGACATTTGTAAAGAAGCAGAATTAACCTCAGAAAGCCAGCAATATTCCTCGGATTTCTTCATCTTAGGCAGTTCTTTCTTGATTTCATACCAAGATATATTAGTTCTGTCTTTCTGATAGGCTTTCACCTTCTTATCAAGAGCATAGTTATAGATGAAGCGACAGCAACCAAGATGCTTTGCAACAAGCACCTCCTGTTGCTTAGTCGGATATATTCTATATTTATATGCTCTATATTTCATACCACAAAGATAACAAATAATTTAGAAATAAACAAATAAAATTCTAAAAAAAAACGCAATTCATCCCACAAACTGAAGATTTGTGGGGTTTCTTGCGAAGTTCGTGCTAAAATTAATCTGCATGAAGGTAATATTACACAGGAAGAATATGATGAAATATTAGGATGAATATAAAAAATAATAATTATGAAAGTAGAATTAATTAAACAGATTAAAGAGAATGGTGACGTGTATTACGCCACTTTTGTAGATGGTGTGCAAATGGCTGGAACTACCACTTATGCAGGCAATCTTATTGAAGAAAAGGAAGATGCTGTTGAAAGAGCAATGGATAAGCTTAAAACGATTGAAAATTATCTTAAAAGTAATGTAATTCCTTCGGAAAGGATAATGTTTTCTGAGGAAATTTGATTATCTTTATAATTAAAATGATGAGAGTAGTTATGTCAAGACCTGAAACATTTAATCCAGAAGATCCTATATATAAGGATAGAATTGAGTTTTCTAATGTGGAAGTAGTATCTCTTAATCCAATAAAAAAGGGGAAAGAGTGGCACTATCATGTAAGATGCAAAAATTGTGGGAAGGAATATTATAAAGCTAAGTGGACATTCTGAGTATATAGATGTCAATGTTATAAGACAATAAATGGTGCATACAATTATCAAGGATACAAAGGAATATCATCTGTATACTTTAAGAGTTGTAAATCTGGAGCAAAGTCAAGAAATCTTGAATTTAGCATCACTAAAGAAGATATATGGAATAAATGGATTGAACAAGATGGTAAGTGTGCTCTATCTGGATTGTCAATAAGGATTGAAAGAAATTATAAAAAATTGAAGACCATGACAGCCTCTCTAGACAGAATTGATTCCAGTAGAGGATACACACTTGATAATATTCAGTGGGTACATAAAGATTTAAACAAAATGAAAACAAACTATCCAAATGATTATTTCATAAAAATGTGTAAATATGTAGCAAATAATAATAAATAGAACCGATGTAATGAAAAAAGAAATTATGTTACCAGATGATATAACTATGCCGATTATAACAGCTCCAAGGGATCTTGTAATTGTGTCAATTCCGAAATGTGGTAAGAGTGCTATTCTTGGACATTTTACTACGACACATAATGCAATTGTGTTAGATCTTGAAAAGGGGGGATATGAATATATTCCTTCCAGAAAACTTAGCACTTATACTTCTCAAGAGGATGACAGGTGGGATAGTTATCAGAATTATATTTCCTATCGTAAACTCTTACTTGATAATAAAGGTAAATATGACTATCTAATCATAGATGGTCTTACTGATTTGGATGATTTGTCTGAACTTGGTGCTACCCTTATGTATATGAATAGTATCATAGGAAAAAAATTCAATCGTAAGAATGGTGTACCTGACGGAGAAAAACTTGAATACAATGATCCTGAATGGAAATCTGTTCTTACTCTTCCTGATGGTGCAGGATATCAGTATACGAGAAGGTGGTTCTTACAGCAGGTAGAGTTCTTTAGGCAAATAAGTCCTTATAGAATATATGCTGGTCATATTGCTGATAAGTACATCAAAGATGCTGGAGGTAAAGAAGAAGTGGTAGGCAGTGAGATAGCTCTGACAGGAAAACTTAAAACCATATTTGCTTCTAAGGTAACCGCTCTTGCTAAACTTGTAGCTGATGGCAATGAAAGATATCTGAATTTTGATGTAATTAATGACAGTATTGTTGCTGGAAGTAGGAATCCTCTATTAAAAGGTAGAATTCTTATATCAAAAGTAAATGATGATAATGAGATAGAAACTTATTGGGAAACAATTTATAGTTAATGTTCTGTATATATGTATTTTCAGATGAGGATTGGCTTCCTATATATGTAGGAAAGGCTAAGAATCTTGATTTAAGAGTAAAACAACACTTGAATAGAGATAGATTCAGATATGATACTTGGTTCTATAGGTGGTTAAATAAGCAAATTAGAGAAGATAGACAGTTCTTCATAGATGTATTAGAAGAAGTAAATCAAGATAATTGGCAAGAGAAAGAGAGATATTGGATAAAGCATATTAAGGAAAATGGGTTTAATCTGAAGAACATGACAGATGGTGGAGATGGAAATAACAATCAGATATTTTCAGAAGAATGTCAGAAGATAAAAAGTATCAAATTGAGAGGGGTTCCTCGTCCTAAAGATGTAAGAGAACGAATAAGTAAATCTCATAAGGGTAAGATAGTCTCTGAAGAAACTAAAAGAAAATTATCTGAAATTAATAAAGGAAAACCTTGTTTAGAAACAACTAAAATTAAATTTTCTAAGACAGTGTTACAATATGATATGAATGAGAATCTTATACAATCATTTAAGTCTCTTACAGAAGCTGCTTTATCTATTGATTGTAGAAAATCATCATTAAGTAATGCAATTAAGAGAAATAAAATAGGAATGTTTAAAGGTTTTATTTGGAGATATAAATGAGTATTATAAATAATTAAAATAATAATGTAAAATGCATAAAGGGATAATTATATTAGTAAAAGCAGAAAACAGAGAAGATGCAAAGTGCAAAGTAGACGAATTCATGGAGTCTTATGGAAATGGAGATGTATGGGATTGGTATACTGTAGGTGGTAGATGGAATGGAAATCTTGCTCCTAAAGAGAAATTAGAAAAATTTACTGAAAAAGTAAATAAAATATTAGTGAAATCTGAAGAGGGCTGGTTATTTCAATCAGAAGTTGATAAGAAACAGGAAGATTTACAAAAAGCGTGGGAAGAATGTGGATTGGAAGGATTGAATTCTTATTGTAATCATTATAAACTTGATGATGATGGAAATGTTTATGATATAGTTCCTCTTGAAAGCTGTTTATCAACAGTTCAAGAGTGGATGAGGGATTTAACTAAAGAGAAAGAAGAACTATGGGATAAAATGATAAAAGCTAAAGAAGAAGAAGAAGAAGGTAAATATTCAATGGTAGGATATTATGCCGGACAATATAAAGATGCTGAATATAGAAGTTTCTGTTTTGAGAGCAATGTATATAATGCTACAACAGGGGAAGCTGAAAAGATTCCTGAAGATATGACAGGATATTGGGCAGTGATGATAGATATGCATAATTAATAATTAAAAACTAAAGTATTATGATTGGTGGAAAACAACGAGAAGAAAGAAACTTTGAACAGCCCAAGTATGTTGGCTTAGTAGAGGTGAGAGTAATTGGTATTAATCCTACGGCGGAAGAATTCGAGGCCTTGTTAGGCTGGGCTCCCAAAGAGGACAGTAAGCAATTGGAATATCTTGGCGAGAGCAAGGATGGAAACACCTATCTCCGCGTTGATGTTTGGATGGAGGAAGTCAAGAAAAGGAAGCGTGATGATGAAACTGAAGTGAATGAAAAGTTCAAGGTGAGTTTCTATCTGGAAGACAAGGAAAGGGAGAATAAGGACAATACGAGGAAGCAATATATTAATAACGTGGGAGATTGTTCGTGGGCTTCCGATCCTGATGATCTTCCTGATTGGTTTAAGGAAAGGACTTATCGTGTTGCCTATAGTGGTGAAGAGGAGTTGTATAAATTCCTTCGCACTTGGTTAAGCAAGCTTGATTATCGTAATGCTGAAACTATGCTTGAATTGGAATGGAAAAAGCTCATGCGAGGCAATGTGAGAGAACTCAGGGAACAGATTAACGGAGAGTGGGCTGCCAACGTTGTTGTTCTTGCTACCGTAGAGACTGTTGAAAAGGAAAGTGGAGTAGGTGAGTATCAGAGGATATATAACAGTGCTTTCCTGTCTCCCTATAGTCTTAAGTTCTTCAGGGCAATTGATTATATGAATCCTGAAGTGCAAGCTGGTCTTCTTACAAAGAAGAGCACTAAACCTCATGAGAAGTTCGTGATGAAGGTGACGCATCCTGAATATGGATGCAAAGATTTTTATACACTGAGGGACATTGAATTGTATGACTCTGCAAAAAACATGGCTGCATCGACAAAAGTCATCGCTGAAGATGACGGTTCTTACTAATTAGTTGTTAATCAGAGCCCTCCCTTAAACAAGGAGGGCTCTTTTATTTTACTTATGATAAAGGGAGTTAAAAAGTCAGAGTTGACACCAGCTACTATTCTTCAGCGTATTAGTTCCTATGACATCTTCAGATATTACATGGGTCATAGGAGATGGGAATTGAATAAAGCCACTAACAGTCCTTTTCATGTAGACGATAATCCTAGCTTCCTTATAGGTAATAAGAATGGGTATCTTTATTACATAGACTTTGCTGATACTGACAAGAGAGGAGATTGCTTTGACTTCGTTAAAGACTTGTTCTATCTTTCTTCTTTACATGATGCATTGTTGATGGTGGATAGGGACTTTGGACTTGGCATTGTATCAGACCACAATCTGGGAGAATACAAAAAAATAAAGGCTGAATACAAACAGCCTGAGGAATTGCTGGGAAAGAGGTATTCCTATATACAGGTAGTGACAAGGAAGTTCACAAGAGAGGAACTGGACTACTGGAATGATTATCATCAGGACATTGAGGATTTAAGAAGAGAAAACATTTATTCCATAGCCAAGGTATATCTGAACAGGAAGCTGTTCTCAATAAAGGAAACTGAAATGAGGTTTGGATACTATTATGACGGTCATTGGAAAATCTATCGTCCTTACGGGGATAAGAAGACCAAGTGGGTTCCTAATAATGTTCCTATCACCACATTGGAGGGAATAGGTAACCTGGATAAGGAAAAACCTTGCTTTATCAACAAGTCGAAGAAGGATCATATGATAATAAGGAAGATCTACCCTTATTCTTGTGCAGTGCAGAATGAAGGCATTGCTTGTTTCTCCGAAGAGAACGTAACTACTCTCAGAGAGCACTCAAGCAGTCAAATACTTTCATTTGACAGTGATATTACAGGAGTAGCTAACTCTCAGCAGATAACTCAGCTGTTTGGATTTGGCTATTGCAATGTACCAAGGCAGTATCTGTCTGAAGGAATAAAGGACTGGGCAGATTTATGTCGTTTATATGGTTTGGAAGTGATAATTAATTATCTAAAAGAAAAAGGAATATTATGAATATGAACAGACATGTCTGGGAAGGATGGACTCCTCAGAATTTTGTGGATGAACTTTCTCCAACTTTTGATATGATACAGAGAGGAGAAAGTTGGAGAAAACCTTTTAAGGATGAGAAAGAACTAAAGGAATGGCTTAAAGACCAACAACCGTATTACAAGAAGCATATACCAGAAGTATTTAATTATTTTAAAAAACTACTAAAATGAAATTCGATAAGTACAGGGAAAACTTACAGGTAATTGATGACAAAGTGTATTCATATGATACACATGTTGCAACCATAGACAGAGGTGAGTTGAAGATACACGGATGGTGGTCTATGACTACCTCAAAACATGTGAATTATGTAGCCAAGCAATTAGGCCTTAGGAAAGTGTTCATTAACAAAAACTAATAAAATGAACAAGTTAGAGAATGAAGATCAAAAAGAGAAATTCTTTGCAGAATTGGAAGATAAAATGAAAGAACTGATATCTATTGGTTCTGATGTCATGCGTCTGATTAGAATTTGCTCTGGTAAGGATGCTGCGGATCAGCTTGATAATTCTTCCATGCAAATAAAAGATGATAAAGAAAATTTGAAGAAGCTGAAAAAAGAAGCAAGATTTGAGAAAGCGAAAGCTGACCCCTATTTCGGTTTAGGAAGTAAGACTAAACTATTCATAGCTGAATTGTCAGAGAAGTCGAAAAAGGGGGTAGTGTACATTTACAGTACACTGTGTCAGCATACGGCAGTAAAATACGGTATAGTGAAAAGTAATGGTTCTGTTAATAACAGCCAGATAGGACATCTCTTGGAGAACCTTGAACAGAAAGGTCACTGTACCATAGGTTACGTAGGTAAGAGAAAAGCGTGGTTTAAATTTAACTTTGAAGAATAATGAAAGTAAAAAAGGAGTATTATGATTCGACGAGAAGTGAGCTGATTTCAGTTCCGCTTCCTGAGGAAACAAGGACTTATAAACCCATAACTCATGAGCAGGTGATGGATCTTACGCTTGAGAGCATTTATCAGGCAGGACTGACTGTGGAAAGGGAGGAATATAGGTCAGGAAGGGAAGGTAATGTTGCAACCGGAAGCTATTACATATCTACGGGAGGAGATAGCGAAATGCAGCTCAAGATTGTATGGCAGAACAGTTATGACAGAAGTCGTCCCCTTATATTCGGAATTGGTGCAAATGTAATAGTGTGCACCAATATGATGATGGCATTTCGAGCTATCAACTCTTTCAAGAAAAAGCACACTGGAGAGATACAAACCTTCGCCCCAGGCATCATTCCTGAATACATCAAGGGAGCAGGAGAAGTTTTCCTTGGACTTCAGAAGGACAAGGAGGCTATGAAGCAAATCCCTGTAGACAGAAGAATGACGGCTGAGATACTTGGAAGGTTGCACATTGAGAAGGAGATACTCGAACCTACGCAATTGAATATCATCAGGAGAGAGCTTGACAAACCTACTCACAAGTACAACAGTCCTGGTAGTCTCTGGGAGCTCTATCAGTTTACTACTTTCGCCATAGGAGGAATTCATCCTTCCAGATGGCTTAGCGATCATGTAGAAGCACATGAATTCTTTTCTGAGATAGCTGGTCTATGGACAAGCGAGGCAGAGATTGTTCAGCCTACCATTGTGATTCCTGACACTCAATTAAGTCTATTCGACGATGATATGGGAAAACTTTAAAGACTATTTTCATGAAAGCTGGCATAGGAAAATGCGATCTTTCATAGAGAGCGAGGAATGCGACAGGATTTATGCGTTTCTAAAGAAGGAAGGGAGAAGGGGCAAGAAGATTGCCCCTCTTTCTTTTGACACATGGAGATGTTTTAAAGAGACTTCCTACGATGAGCTCAAGGTAGCTATATTTGGACTATCTCCCTACCATACGTTCAGAAAAGGCTTGCCTGTGGCCGATGGGCTGCTGATGAGTTGTGTCAATGGAGGAAAATTACAGCCCTCCCTTGAAAAGTTCTATGAGGCTATAGAGAGGGAATTGTATGACGGATTGCATCTGACATATGAAAAGACTCTCGACACCTCATACCTTGCCAGGCAAGGAGTATTGATGGGCAATATATCGCTTACATGCGAAATGAACAAAGCTGGTTCCCACATTGCGTTATGGGAGCCCTTTATGAAGTATCTTCTTGAGGAAGTGCTCTTTGGAACAGGAGTGCCGATAGTGTTCTTGGGTAAAGAGGCTGGAAAGTATGAGAAATACGTTCCTCCCTTTACTTGGCATTTCACTGTCAGTCATCCCGCAAAC